GATTCGTAAACGGACAGTTCATGGACATCGCCCCACGTGGCATCAACAAGGACACGTGCGTAAAATATGGTTATCAAATCGGAGAACTTAACGGTAAGCCCTGTCACGTTGCCAACTATCGCAACCTTGATGGTACACAGGTAGCTCAGAAGTATCGGTTCGCTGATAAGAGCTTTCACTGTAACGGTTCTCCTAATTATTTCTTTGGTCAGAACTTGTGGCCTAATGGCGGTAAGAAGCTAGTCATCACTGAAGGTGAGATTGACTGCCTTACTGTTAGCCAGCTCCAAGGAAACAAGTGGCCTGTAGTATCACTTCCTAGTGGCGCTCAGTCAGCTAAGACAATCTTCAAGAAGCAACTTGAATGGCTCTCCTCGTGGCAGGAGGTCGTTGTTATGTTTGACGAAGACAAGGCAGGACGTGAAGCCGCTGAGAGTGTAGCCCACATCCTTCCTGCTGGTACTTGTAAGATCGCTCGGTTGTCTATGAAAGACCCGAACGAAATGCTTCTAGCTAACAAAGGAGAAGAAGTAATCCAATCTTTCTGGAATGCTAAGGTATGGCGTCCTGATGACATTGTAGATGGCACTGAGTTGTATGAACGTCTCACAGTCCCCAAGGAAAATGACAGCATCCCTTATCCTTACTATGGACTTAACTCGCTCACGCACGGTCTACGTAAAGGTGAGATTGTTACCTTCTGTGCTGGTTCAGGCATCGGCAAGTCGGCTGTATGTAAAGAGATTGCTCTACACGTTCTCAAGACTACTGATCGTAAGCTTGGTTACATAGCCCTTGAGGAATCCATTGAGCGCACCGCTAACGGTATCATTGGTCTGGAGATGTCCAAGCCTCTACACCTAGAGCCCTTCGAGCCAGACGCTAAGTACAACGAGGCTTACAAGAAGACAGTCGGCTCAGGTCGCTTCTACCTGTATGACCACTGGGGTTCCCTAGACAGTGACAACCTACTTGGACACATCCGCTACATGGCTAAGGCTATGGATGTAGACTACGTGGTTCTTGATCACCTCTCTATCATTGTATCTGGTATGGGTGATGGTGATGAGCGTCGTATGATCGACAACACAATGACCAAGCTACGTGCTCTTGTAGAAGAGACTAAGATTGGTGTTGTACTTGTAAGCCACCTCAAGCGTCCTGAAGGTAAGGGACACGAGGAAGGCGCAGCGACATCCCTAGCACAACTCCGAGGATCTGCGGCTATCGCTCAGTTGTCCGATATGTGCATTGGCTTAGAGCGCAACCAGCAAGACGTAGAGAACCGTAACAGGACAACCCTGCGTGTTCTTAAGAACCGTTTCAGTGGTGAGACAGGCGTAGCTTGTAACCTGCTTTATGACAAAGAAACCTGTCGTCTCTCAGAGGATACTAACCCTCTCTGCGATGACTCTAATGACGAGAACCCATTCTAACCCAAGGAGTATATATGAAAAACACATTGAAACCACTGCCATCATTCTCGTCGGATACACCAAGAACAGATGATGTGCTCCACAACGTAGCGGAGCTAGCAATGCATGCCAGAAAGCTTGAGCGTGAGAACGCTGAACTTATGAAGGACAAGGAACGGCTGGATTGGCTACTCACAACGCAAAGCTTTATGGCGATGCACCTGCTGGGGACATGCAAAGATATAGATGAAGCGATGGAAGTAAATCAATAACCACTTTAGGTCAGCATAATGAAACGGGGACATGTCCCAGAGTGCCTCAAGGCTCCTATACTATGCTGCCCTTACTTTTTAACCACCAACTATATGAACATAAAATTACTTAACGGAGACTGCTTGGAGCAGATGAAACAACTACCAGACAACAGCGTGGACAGCATTGTGACCGACCCACCCTACGGCATTAGCTTCATGGCTAAGAAGTGGGACTACGACGTTCCCAAGGTGGAGGTGTGGAAGGAAGCTATGCGTGTCTTGAAGCACGGGGGTCACGCTCTGATTGCTTGTGGCACACGGACGCAACACCGAATGGTAGTAAACATTGAGGATGCGGGTTTTGAAATTCGGGATGTAGTGTCTTGGATTTACGGCAGCGGATTCCCTAAGAGTCTGAATATCCATAAGAAAGACGAGCGTTGTCCTGACGGCTGGGGAACAGCCCTAAAGCCAGCCTGTGAGTTCTTCACGCTTGCCCGTAAGCCTCTCTCGGAAAAGACGGTGGCCGCTAATGTCCTCAAGTGGGGAACAGGTGGGATTAACATTGATGGGTGTCGGGTGGGGACAGAGGAAAGGGAAAACCCAGCATTTGGCGTTGCTGGCTGGAGAAAGCAAGAAGGTCGGGCAGACGTTCAAGAAGCTCAAAGCAAAACAGTGCAAGGGCGCTTCCCAGCCAACCTAATCCACGACGGCTCGCAGGAGGTTCTTGAGTTGTTCCCTGAGACTAAGAGTGCAGGAAAGGCTAGGGCAGCAAGCGAGGGGACGCATGGAGGCAAGTCTGGAATCTTTGGGATTGGTGAACCCGCCATGAGATACGGCGATGACGGAGGCTCCGCCGCCCGCTTCTTCTACTGCCCCAAGACAAGCAAGAAGGATCGCGACGAGGGGCTAACTAATGTCACTGGAAGCGATGGAGTGACAATAGTTAGTCGCAACAATCACCCAACAGTCAAACCCACAGCCCTTATGCAATACCTGTGTCGCCTCATCACCCCTACAGGTGGCGTTGTCCTAGACCCCTATATGGGTAGCGGATCAACAGGCAAGGCGGCAGTCAAGGAAGGCTTCAGCTTTGTAGGCTGTGAGCTAGACGAGGACTACTTTAAGATTGCTACGGCTCGGATCGAGACAGCTAAATAACACAAACCAAAGGAGTATATGAGCAGATGGATACAAGACCAATCATGGAAGCGAGGTCAAGGCGTAGAAGCCATGTTCGCTAAACTGTTAAACGAAAAAGCTATTGAAGCACGAGCGGCTGACCTAAAGGAGCAGTTCTCTCATGTGGATTACGTCACTGACTTCGGTAAGATTGACGTGAAGGCTCGCAAGCGTGTTGCCCGTAAGGACGCCGACGTACAAGATGACCTTGTATGGCTGGAGTTCAAGAACGTCCAAGGTAAGATTGGATGGGTCTACGGAAAAGCCGACTGGATTGCCTTTGAGCGTGAAGCTGACTTCGTTTTAGTTAAGCGTTCCGACTTAGCCCTTATGGGTGAGAAGCTATGTGACCTTGGGGATCGAGTGTCGGTAGGACGTGACGCTCTCTACAAGGGATACCAACGCAGGGGTCGTAAAGACCTCTTATCAATCGTGAAGATGTCAGACGTTCTGAAGTTGTATCATCAACTATGGACAAAAGACGTTGACAACACCGAACACTAACCATTGATTTAAATATACACATGAAAACAATACCAATAAAAGTAAGCATCAAGTCAGCTAGTCTTGACTGGAATCCAGTCTTCAACAGCCTCCAAGTGGGCGTCGATGATGAGGCTGCTGGTTCTTTCCTCGTCATATACGGAAATGACTCTCAAAACGACAGTTCTAAAATTTCCATCGACTGGGACGAATGGGACGATCTCGTAAAAGTTGTTCGTAAGTATCGTAACGAATGGGAGTGGAAATAATAAATATGAAAACAATAGCTTACTTCGACATTGAAACCAACGGCATTACAGACTGGTCAACTCTAAGTGACCTTAAAGATTTGCATTGCCTTGTAGTAATAGACCAGCACGGTACTTGGGCTTATCGCTCTAACACCATCCAAGAAGGACTGGCGCGTCTCTCTGCGGCTGACCATATCGTAGGACACAACAGCATCGGCTTTGACGCTATCGCTCTTTGGAAACTCTACGGCTACCGTCACGAGGGTGTATTAGACTCAGCAGTGATTGCTCGTCTGATGTATCCTGACGTTCGTAGCGATGACTTCAAACGTAACGACTTCCCAAAACAACTCATTGGTTCCCACAGTTTAAAGGCTTGGGGTTATCGCATTGGTAACAACAAGAGTGACCACGGGGAAACCGAAGACTGGTCTACTTGGTCTCAAGAGATGGAAGACTATTGTGTTCAAGATGTGGAGGTCACCAAGTCTCTCTATGAGTTCTTTCTCAAGAAGGGATTAGGTGGCCTCCAGCAAGCGTGTGACCTAGAGCATGCCTTTGCTAAAGCTATCCGCATCCAAGAGATGAACGGATTCCCTTTTGACGTTAAAGCAGCAGAAGAACTTACAGCTACCCTTATGGGTCGCCGTGCTGCTCTTGACGTAGAATTGCGTGAGTTATTCGCGCCTACTGAAGAAGTCACCAAGAGTAATTGGTGGCTCGCTCCTGACGGTACAAAGTCCCGCACCAAGAAAGCATTGGTCGAGAAGGGCTTTAAAGCTAAGGAGATAACCAAGGGTGAGTCTGTTGTTAAGACAATCCCGTTCAACCCCAACAGTCGTGATCAGATAGCTGAGCGACTAATGGCTAATGGCTGGAAGCCTAGCTCCTATGAGGGCAAACGACCAGCAATCAACGAGGCGGTACTCAAGGACATCGGTACACCCCAATCCGAGAAACTCCTTGAGTACCTCCTCGTCACCAAGCGCCTTGGTCAAGTGGCTGAGGGTAAACAAGCGTGGCTCAAGCTAGAGCGCAACGGACGTATACACGGATCTGTGAATACCAACGGGGCTGTCTCTGGTCGATGCACTCACAGGAATCCTAATGTGGCTCAAGTGCCGTCTACTCGTGCGCCTTATGGTGGCGAGTGTCGCTCTTGCTTCACTGCTCCAGAGGGCAAGGTGCTTGTAGGTGCTGATGCTAGTGGCTTAGAGTTGCGCTGCCTAGCTCACTACCTAGCTCTGTTCGGAGATAAGGAATACGCCAAGACTATCCTCGAAGGAGATATTCACACGGCTAACCAAAAGGCCGCTGGGTTGCCTACTCGTGATGACGCGAAAACATTTATCTACGCTTTCTTATATGGCGCAGGTGATGCCAAGATTGGTTCTATTGTTGGTGGTAATGCCAAGCAAGGTAAAGCTCTCAAGGCTTCCTTTATGAAGAAGACACCATCCATCAAGAAGCTCTATGACGCAGTAGCAAACGCCTTGGAAACTAAAGGTCTTCTCCGAGGTATTGATGGTCGTCCTCTGCCCTGCCGCTCTCCTCACTCTGCTGTGAATCTCCTGCTCCAGTCAGCAGGTGCAGTAGTTATGAAGCAAGCCCTCGTAGAGTTTACTAAGATGGCCAAGTTCCCTTATGAGCTTTTAGCTAACGTTCACGACGAACAACAGTTCTCCTGCGCTCCAGAACACGCTGACGAACTCGGCAGGACATTCTGTAACGCTCTAGGGAAAGCTGGAGAGGTTCTCAAGTTTAACTGCCCACTAGATGGAGAGTTCTCCGTCGGGGCAAATTGGAAAGAAACACACTAATACACACATGAAAGAAACAAAAGACAAA